CAGCCTGTTTGACGCCGTGCGCGACGCCGCATACGGCAAAAATCTCACAGGCCTTTCGGCTGAAATTGATCAGCACGGCAAAATGGAGGCGCGCAAAGCCGGGATTACCGACTACGGCACGGGTTCAATTACCCTGCCTGCCTTCATGGTGGCCAACCAGCGCACCATCGAAAAGCGCGACATGCTTGCAGGCACCACGACGGCCGGCGGCTTCACCGTGCAAACCGAGATCGGCGAACTGATACCGTTCCTCGATCCGCGTTTGACGGTTCGCCAACTCGGCGCTACCTACCTCACCGGCCTGACCGGAAACGTGGACTTCCCGCGCAATGACGCCGCCGCCGCCGTTGGCCGCAAGACAGAGGTAGCAACCGCCGATGAAACCAGCCCGACGTTCGACCAGGTGCAGTTGCGCCCGGTTCGTTACACAGCCTTCGTGGATGTTTCGAAGCAGGTTATCCTGCAGTCGAACATTGACATGGAAAACTTTGTGCGCAACCGCCTGAACGAAGCGCTGTTCCGCAAACTTGAAGAAGAGTGCTTCACGAACTCGGACAACACAGGTATCTTCAACCTCGCAGGCGTAAACGACATCACCATCGGCACGAACGGCGGCGACCTGACGTGGGAACTTGTTGTGAAATTTGAAAGCGAAGTTGCCGCCGACAATGCCGACATGGGTCGCCTCGGTTACCTGTTTACGCCGCAAGTGGCTGGCAAACTGAAAACCACTAAGCGCGACGTGGCCGGAAACGGCTTTATTTGGGAAGGCCCGAATGTCAACGCAAGCGTAAACGGCTACCAAGCCTACGCATCCAACCTGCTTCCGAAAAACCTGTCAAAAGGCGGATTCACCAGCGTCCTGCACGGCGGCGTGTTCGGCAACTGGGCGGACTTGCTGATCGGCCAATTTGGCGGCGTGGACATCCTTATCAACCCGTACACGAAAGGCAAAGAAGCCACGGTTGAAGTGATTGTGAACGCATGGTTTGACCACGCCATCCGCAATGCCGCTTCGTTCTGTAAGTGCGACGAATTGTATCCGTCCTAATGCCATTTGTCAGATTTAAAAAATCTGGCGTGGCTTATGGATACGCCTACAATTTCGGAGAAGTTGGAGTTGTTCAGGATTCTCATAAGCAAAGGCTGGTTGACGCCGGGATCGTCGAATTGATAGCCGACGACCCGGCGCAACCCAGCCAATACGAAACACCGGAAAAGTTAACGCCTAAAATCGAAAAGCGTGACGTGGGAAGTAGTAAGCGGACCAAGCGATGAGCCGATAACCTTATCCGAGGCTAAGGCATGGTTAAAGGTGGACGATAGTGCCGAGGACGCGCTGATCGAAAGCCTAATCAGTGCGGCGAGACGCAAGGCCGAACAATACACCGGACAATTACTGCTGACTCAGACTGTGCGCGAATATTTCGACGGATTTCCGCCATATCAAATAGAACTTTCTTTTCCGGCGAACAGCATAAGCGCCGTAAAGTACAAAGACGAAACCGGAACAGAACAAACCGTTTCTTCTGCGGATTATTCGGCGGATATTGTAAGTAAAGCGCCGCGTATTTGGATTAACCCGGACAAAGCATGGCCTACAACAGGAAGTTACCCGAACGCTGTTTCGATCGAATATTCTACCGGATACGCGACGGCTTCAAACGTGCCGGACACTTTCAAAACAGCTATTTGCCTACTACTGGCATTCTTGTACGAAAATCGCGAGGATATGCCAATTTCAGGCAGCAACGACCCGCGCGTCCGCTCGTTTAATTTAATTCTGCACAATGAAAAAACGATGACTTGATGGATAACCTTAGCGGAAAGAAAACACGCATCGGCCATCTTGATCAAATTATTGAGATACAGACGCCAACGTACAGTACTACGGTGTACGGCGAACAAATACCCGAATGGTCGCCACTCGTTACACTGTACGCAAACGTAGAGTATAGTACGACCGGACAAAACGAAGATGTAAACGGGAAAACGATAAAAGAATATCGCCCCGTAATATTCACTGTTCGTTACCGTGCGAACGTTACATCAAAAGACCGAATATTCTATGCGGGCGATGCGTACGATATTGAGAATATATCGCACGAGGGCAGAAAGCGATTTACTAAGTTAATTTGCATGTTGCGCAAATAATGGCACGCGAAATAAGTATAGATGTACGGAGGTTTAACGCAGACGCAAAGGCGCTGGTACTTCAACTTACAAATTATAGTAATAACATCCGGAAGGACGCGCAAAAGATTGTAAAGCCAGCGGCCGAATATGTAGCCAAAAAGATAGCCGAAAAAGCGCCTGTATATCCTCGACGCCATTATAGGTATTTGAACGGCCAAAAAGTAGCCGAATATTATCCGGGCAACCTTCGGAGGTCTATATTGAATCTTGAACTTAGAAGGGTGCAGGGCGCAATAGTCGGGCCGAAAGTAAGCGGAAGTAAAGGTAAATTTTCAGGCGCACGAGTGGACGGCTACTATTTCCGCTTTGTTGACCGAGGCGCACCAGCGAGGGGGATACGGCCGCAAAGAATTAGGGCGAGGGGCACGGCCGCATCAAGGAGGAGGGCTTATAAGATTATACAAAGACGAATGATTGAACGACTAAAAACGATATGAGGCTAAAACTTCTCAAAGAATATAAAGGCATCCCGGCGGGCGCGGTTGGCGACTTCAACAACGCGCAAGAATTACTGGATGCAGGAATAGCAATTTGGGTGCCGCAGGACACGGCATGCAAATTGAAAAACGCGGAATTGTACGGACAATGTACGCACCCGATTATGGACACGACAGGCCAAAAACAAACAGCCGGAAACGGCCAACTCTAATTTAAAAAACAGTTTTTGCCATGCCTACAACTGGAACCGTTAACGGCCGTCTTATCAAAATATACGTTGACAGCACGGCCGTCACATGCCAAACCAACAGCACGCTCGAGATGACGATGGAGCCGCGCGAATCCACCTGTAAAGACACGGTGGGTAACGCCGCCGCCTTTTTGGCCGGCCGCACATCGTGGACAATGGGTGGGGAAGCCAAACTTGCTTTTGACGCCACAAAAGGCTTTAGCGCCTTGTACACCGCTTGGAAAAACGGAAGCCAGTTAACGCTCGCTTTCCAGTCCACCGTATCCGGCGACAAAGGTTATTCCGGCGTTGGCTTCATCACTTCGCTTTCGGCTGATACGCCCGACAATGAAGATTCGACGTTCTCTTTCTCGATTCAGGGGTCGGGCGCGTTGACCGAGTTCACGACATCTTAATCTTAACAGACAAAATATGCAGGTAACACTTTTTATCGGCGGCAAAGAACGCGCCGTACAGGTTGACATGGGGCTGGCTTACGATTACGAGGTTACGACCGGGCGGCCACTACATGAGGACATCAACCACATCGTAACAGGCAACAGCCTTGTAAAGATCGTGGACTTGATGTACACGGCGCTGGCTGTTCCGATTCGTGAACGCGGTGGTGTTGTGGACTTTCGGCCGCGTGATGTTGCCGCATGGGTAGCAGAAAGCCCAACAGCCGCCGAAAAGTTTGCACGTATAATGAACGACGCGTTCAGTATTCCAGCGAGTGATGAGCCCGAATCTGAACAAGGCGAAAAAAAGAGCAAGGCGGCTATTGGCAAAAGCTGATAGCCGCCGCCGCTTACGCCGGAATGAGTGAGACGGAATTTTGGAGAACTACCCCCGCTTTTCTCCACGCCCGAATACAGGCCAAAAAAGCAGAGGAAAGGACACAAGCGGAATTCACCCGCGTGATTGCATTCTATGCAGCTAACGCCGGAAAATTCAAGCCCGTGCCAAACATGCGCAAATTTTGGCCGCTTCCGTGGGATACAGTTGTTGAGTTCACAGAGATTGATATAAACGCCGCCGCACCGATGCTTTCAGCGATGGACGCAGCGATAGAGCAGCAAATTAAACGGCAAAAAGATGGCACTAACTGACTTAAATGTAGCGCTAAGGCTTTCGACCCGTGAGTTCAATCGTGAACTTAACAAGGCGACCAATTCGCTGCAACAGGCGTCCGATCGGATGGCGTCTATCGGCAATACGCTGACATTGGGGGTAACTGCTCCATTGTTGGCTATTGGCGCTGGTGCGGTGCAGGCAGCCGGGGAATTTGAGCGCTTACGTTTGGGGCTGGAGGCCACAATGACCGGGGCGGGGTATAGCATCGCGCAAGCGCGGGATGAGTTGCAGAAATTGCGAGAAGTGGCTAAAGCGCCGGGGATTGACTTTGAGCAGGCGGTACAAGGCTCTTTGCGGCTTCAATCCGTCGGCTTATCCGCCGAACAGGCACGGGAAACAATCAAACAGTTTGCCAACGGGGTGGCGGCCGCTGGTGGTACGGCGCAAAACTTTGAGGGTGTTACGCGCCAACTTTCGCAGATTATATCAAAGGGCAAAATCCTGAATGAGGATTTGGTTATCCTAAAGGAAAATATGCCGTCGGTGTCCCGGGCGCTGGTTAGCGCTTTCGGGACGGCGGATGCGGAAGGCTTGCGGAAGTTGAATGTGAGCGCTGAAGATTTAGTGGTGACACTTACGCAGGAGTTGGCCAAAGCGCCGCGCGTTGCGGGCGGTATTGCAAATTCGATTCAGAATGCGCAAGTGGCTGTAAAAGAAGCGGCCGCTAAAATAGGCGATTCGCTTAACCGCGCTTTTGACATTACAGGGGCGCTGGATAGGTTTGCAAATTTTGTCATAACCGTAGCAGACGCCTTCGCTAATCTTTCGCCGGAAGTACAAGGCGCTATTTTTGCCGTTGCCGCTTTTGGTGTTGCACTCGGCCCGGCTATTCGATTAGGCGGCGCACTCGCAACTACGTTTGTACAGACACAACTGGCAATGGCGCAATTTGTCCGCTTTGCTAATCTTGAATTGCGGAATGCACTGGCAGGCGGAGCAACGGGCGTTAGCAGGCTTATTGCGGCGTTTAAGGCGCTGGATTTGGCTACAAAGACCACGATCATCGGCGTGGCTATTGGCGTGTTCCTGGCTCTTGCAGCCGCCGTGGCTACCTATGCGTCCGCAAGTGATGAGGCGGCGCAAAAGGCGAAGTTGTTAGCAGACATTCAAAAGACCGCCAAAGAACAGGCGGCTGGACAGGTATTGCAGGTTGAGCAACTTATTGACGCATTCAATAAGGAAAACGCCACGCAAGAAGATAAAGAGCGGATAATTAAGCGGCTGCAAGAAATCAGCCCAAAGTATTTCGGCGGGCTTGACGCCGCAAAGGTCACTACCGAAAACCTTACAAAAGCGCTCGAGGGCTACCGTGATGAATTGATACGCGTGGCGACGGTTAAGGCGGCGACGGATAAGATAGCAGAGTTGCAGGTGGCAATGGCCGACCTGAAAGAAGAGGCGGAATTAACGCCTATACAGTTGGGATTGCTTGGATTGGAAGCGGCCGCAAAGTCCGTACTTAATCCTATGAAGTCGCTTGGGGTTGTGCAGGGTATAGTTGCCAAAGGCGCTAAGCAGGTAACCGAAAACGCAAAAGACGCCAAAGCCGCCTATGAGTCACAAATAGCAACCCTTAAAAAGGTAATTGACGAAAATCAGACCTTAAACGATGTATTGGGAGATCGCCCAAAGGATGACGATAAAACCCCAAAAGCGCCACGACCCACCGCCGCGCCACCAATAGACTTAGAAGCCTTGCGCCGTTCGCGTGCGCAGTTTCAGGACTTCGCAACACTGCCAACTATACAGACGCCGGGGGCGGTTGAGGGCGGTAGCGGGTTAAAGGAGATTGAAAAGGGGTTGGACAATATCCGGGACAAGTCGGCTCAAGCGGCGTTTGGTATGGCATCTCTTCTTGACCCGTTACGCCTTAACGCTGAAGCCGCCGCTAACTTTGCCCAACAATCCGGGTTGCTTTTTGAAGTCTTTGGAGATCAGGTTTTTGCAACCATAGACAAGTTCGGGCTGCTCGGTCAAACCATTACAGGCGTATCCAGCGCAATAGCGGCCGGGCTTGCTGACGCATCAAACGGCTGGGAAACATTTAAGAACGCGGCGATTGAGGCTATCAGCGATGTTGTCGGTAAAATGGTGCAGCAATTCGTGGCCAAACAAATGCTCAACGCTGCCAATAACCCGGCTATCGCGGCACTCGGCCCGGCGGGTATTGCGGTTGCGGCGGGCGCTGGTGTTATCGCCGGGGCGGCATTTAAGCGGGTGTTAAACGCGGTGGCCTTCGCAGATGGTGGCGTGGTGTACGGCCCGACACTCGGTCTTGTCGGCGAATACCCCGGCGCATCCACAAACCCGGAAGTAATAGCGCCCTTATCCAAACTTAAAAACCTTATCGAGCCTTCCGGCGGCATGGAATTGCAAACGCGCATCAGCGGCAACGACCTACTGGTGCTTCTTGAACGGACAGAAAAACAGCGTAACAGGTTTAGGTAATGGCAAAACGCTTTCATAGTACTTTTTACAATCTCCGGGGTTCGCGCTTCGACGTGGAAATTTGGGATAGTGACCACACGGGCGATTCGGTGGAAATCGAACTGGCAGAGCCGGGCATTTCGATAAGGTACGGGAACGAGAACGGAGAACGGTATTCCGCGGTAATTGGATCGGAGGCTGAAATTAGTATCTTGATTACAGGCGAAACAAGCGAGGAAATAATCCACGAACTGGCATCCAGTCAGGAGGGGCGCTTCACGGTTTACATTACGCGGGGCGAAGGATTTGCCCGGCAATGGATCGGCCGGGTAATGCCGGATATATCTATCTATGAGGATATACAGTACCCGTACCTGTTCACACTCAAGGCAACGGACGGACTGGCAGCGCTGAAGAACATACCGTATAATGATGACGGCGACCCATACTTTGGTGATGCGCGTTTGATTACACACCTGACAAACGCAATAACCAAACTTAGCCACATAGACCGCCACTACAACAGCACGGACACGCTGTTAATCACGTCGGTGGATTGGTGGGAAAGCGGCATGACCAGTTCAAAGGCAAACGACCCGCTTTTTTTGTCGTGGGTGGATCACGCTACGTTCTACGACTTCAAAACGAAGGGAGAGCGCGAATACAAGTCTTGCTGGGATGTTATTAACAATATCTGCACAACGTTCGGTTGCCGGATATATCACGTTGACGGCGCTTATTTTGTGGATCAGATCACATACCGGACAGCCACAAACGTGGAATCAAGACGGTATAGCAAGACTGGATCATACCTTAGCAATTCGACAATTCAGGGCGCGAACGATATAGACCAAACCACAAACGGCGCACGGCTTACACTTGTACAATACGATTACCTTCCGCCGTTGCGCCATGCCCGGATAATTCACGAAGTAAACAACCGCACAAACCTGATCGGCGGGGCGCAAATTAGCAATACCAATAAAACCCTAACAATTTATCAGCCCGTCGAAACTAACGGCGGACAAACTACGTTGCGACTGACAGGAAACATAAACCTGACAGTCACAAATGATGACTATACGGGTTCGGCACAACAACTGCTTTTCATTTTTGAGATTAAAGTAAAGGTCGGGACAAAGTATGCGCTTAGGCAGTACCAGATACAATTCTACAACTGGTCGTATTCAAACGCATCGTGGGAAACCGGAAGCGGAAGCCGAATATCTTACATTTTGTCGGCATGGCCGCGACCGAACACCGGGCAAACGCTTAACTATACGATACCTATTAACTGGACTTCGCCGCCGCTGCTCGAGGGTTCATCCGCTGGCAGTTCGGAGTTTTCGATGGATTTGGTTGGCGTTAAAACTTTCGATAGTTCCGGAGCGGAACAAAACCTATTTTTGGGTGATTTTACCCTGTCATGGGAATTTGATAATGCGTGGCTGGAAACACTTTCTTTTGGGCAACCATCCCTGAATGATGACGAGGTAGTATATTTTACGGATTCAACCGAGGCAGCAACTAACACCGCAAACGCGGTTATCAACACACTGATCGGCGACTATTATATTAACCCCAACACGGTCGGACGCCTCAAAACGGGCGCTTCCTCTACCTCCCTAACGAATACACAAAACTGGGGTGTAGGAAATGCAACCCGGAATAAAGCGATACTAACCATCCTTTCGGAATACACTTTCAAAGGCCAAAACAAGCCGATCAAACGAATGAACGGCACCCTTACGGGCGGGTTTGACCTGAAAAAGCCGTTTAAAATTCATTCGACGCGCTACCTGCTGATGGGCGGCACGTTCAACGCATCCCGCGACGAATTGACCGGGACGTGGTTCGAATTGCACTACGGCGCGGAAGGCGTACCAGTCACGCCTATCAAGCGGAAAAAATATACCTATACAGCGCCCGACCCTTCGCAGGATAACGTACCTTCGGGCAATGCAGGAGCGGGTGGCGGGCCGCAAACGGAAAACATAGGCAGCCCGTCGGCTTCAATCTTGCGCCCGGTGGCGTATGCCACGACGGACGGAGAGATCACGGCGGGGGTTAAGACCACGATAGATATTGAGCAGACCTTGGTATTTGGCGACTTCGTGGACGGTGATGTGGTGACGATCGTTCACCCGATCAAGGGTTTTTTTGAGGATTTGACAATATCCGCCACAAGCATGGACGGCGATACAAGTTTGGATGTTACCGGCACGCTGCTACTGGATTATCCGGCATCGTCTTTTATCTTGAAAAAGCCGCTGTTAAGTGCCTTTAAGTTGCCGGGCGGCGCGGCCGATAAAGATTTGTTAGTTTGGGATGCGACCGATTCGCGCTGGAAATCTTGGACGCTTAGCAAATACGTAGACGATACAGCGGCGATTGCAGACGGACTTGAGGCTGGTGATATATATATTGTTGACAAAGGTAACGACGCCATACCTGAAGGCGTTTTAAAAATTGTATTATGAATATATCCGGGCCGATACGGGCAATTATTGCGAATGATACCACCGCCAACACGGCGCTGCAAAACCGTGTGTATCCGGGAATTTTCCCCATACAGTACGCTTTGCCCGCCGTGGCTATCAATATTACAATGGTGCAGCCGAACGCTACTAAGACCGGGCCCGGCGACGTGGACGCTGTTATGGTGCAGGTGGACTGCTATGCAGATTCTTACTCACTGGCTAATAATATTGCGAAAATTTTGCGGGACGTGCTGGATTACTTCCGAGGCGATGTGCTGATGGGTGGCGAACTGATTAGTATTGACTGGGTAGATTACGAAGGGCAAACGGACGCGTTTGAGGAAAAGCCGCGAGAGTATAGAGTGTCGTGCGATTACTCTGTAAGAATGAAGCGGGTCGGCACGGTCGGAAGTTACGACGGCGAACTGGTGATACCTTCCGGGGTTAACTTCATTCAGGTGTACGGCCCCTACATGGATGATGACGCTGCAATAGCGGACGGGCTGGTGGCCGGGCAACTTTACACGGTCGCGGCTGGAAATGACGCAATCCCGGCCGGAACGATTAAGAAGATCGGAACGCCGATCGGATCGAACTTTATACAAGTGTTTGGGCCGTATGTTGATGACGTTACGGCGATTGCAAATGGCCTTGTAAACGGGCAATTATATATAGTAGCGCCGGGCAACGATTCGATTCCGGCCGGAATTATAAAACAAATTGGTACGCCATGAGATACAAATTAGCAATCCTATTTTCTTTTTTCGCGCTTTCTGGGTCGGCGCAAATAGTCAAAACAGCGGGCATCCCTTACACCGCTACAACGCCGTCGCACACGCCGTCGGCTTCCGGTTCATCGTGGGCTATTGATACCGCCAACCTCGACCTATACGCCTACTACAACGGCGCGTGGAACCTTGCAGGCGAGCGCATCCAGACGATCAGCGGCTGCACAGCGCCCGCATATACGCCGGGAAAAGGGCAAAGCGTCTTTGTCATCAACGGCTGCGATTCGCTGTACTACTACCGCTCGGGCGCGTGGGTGCGCATCAATGCAGGCGGCGGTGGCGGTGGCGCTGGTGTGAGCGACGGCGATAAGGGCGACATAGATGTAAGCGCCTCCGGCTCGGTGTGGACTATTGACACATCGGCGGTGACGCGCATTAAAATTGCGGCCGACGCAATAGACTCAACGAAAATTGAAAACCTGCGTGTTAGCCTGTCAGATATAGCCGGGGCGTGGGGGGTACAAAATGGATCTGTGTTGAAATGGAATGGGTCTAACTGGCGGCCGGGATCGGACAATACCGGGGCGGATGGGAACGGCATTTATGGCGGCGATGGAGATATACCAACCAACACCGACGCCACATTGCCAATTAATAGTTTCTTGCGCTTTGAGTGGCCGAGTGGAAATACAGCCTTTATAATGGATGATTTTGGCGACACCGTTTATTTGGCCGACCCTTCGCTGGCTTCTTCTGTTTTGGTATCCGCTTCAAAAGTTGGCCTTCGCTCAACCGGGAATATCGAACTTTGGGGCGGCACGGGTGGCGCGAAACTTCGGATGCTGGAGCCGACTGGATCGGGCGCGAATTACACGCAATTTCAGGTAGGCGCACAGTCGGCGGACATAACTTATACTTTGCCAACAACAACCGGATCGAATGGTCAATACCTGCAATTTACGACGGGCGGCCAGTTGCAATGGTCAACGGTGGCGGCCGGGGTAACGGATGGGGATAAAGACGACATTACAGTTTCCGGCTCCGGCGCAAACTGGAATATTCGAAATGACTCGGTAACAAGCCCAAAGATATTGGACGGCACAATAGCGCTGGCAGACATGGGCGCAAATAGTGTTGACTCAACAAAAATAGGCGACAAAACCGTAAGCCTTAGCGACCTTAACGGCGCGTGGGGCGCGAATAATGGTTCGGTGCTAAAGTGGAACGGCACGAACTGGAGGCCTGCAACAGATACTGATACCGACGCGCAAACGCTATCTATTGACAGCTCCATTGTTGGCAGTGTAGAGCGCTTTGCGGTCGCAATATCTGGCGGGAACACTGTGCGGTTTGATGTTCCGCAAGGTACATTCGTAACGGATGGAAACAAAGACGATATATCTGTAACCAATTCCGGCGCGAACTGGAATATCCGAAATGATAGCGTAACCACCGCAAAGATTCTAAACGGTACGATCCTATTTGAGGACATCGGCCAAAACAGCGCATCGCCCGGACAAGTAATAAAATGGAACGGCACGGCGTGGGCGGCGGCTGCGGATAATACAGGCGGATCGGGTTCGACTGATTTAAGCTGGACGGGCGCTTCTTCGCCTTATACGCTCAATAGTTCTTCAGGCACGGATGTGGATTTCGCGCAAGGCGGCGGCATTACACTATCAACAAGCGGGGCAACCTTGACTATTGCGGCCGTGGATCAATCCATCACAAACGAAGTATTGACAATTTCCGACGGCACAAATACTGAGGCATTGGGCGGCCAAACATTAACAGTTGCGGGCGGCGGAATCAACTCTGCTTCGTATAACGCAACTACTAATACGCTTACGATTTCCGGCACCGAGAGTGACGGATCTGCTTCAAATGAGGGTATTTTAGGTGTAGGTGCCGGGTCGGGAACAACAGCCACGATCACAACAAACACAACAACCGGAAATGCTGTAACTATTGAGGGCGGGGGCATTGTGGCGATTACAGAAACAACAAGCTCGAACGGCGGCACTATTACGATCACAGCAACTGAAAGCGATGGATCAGCGACAAACGAACTACAAACAATCGCCAACACGTCCGACGCCACCAGTCACACGGTGACGCTGTCTAATTCGGGCGGCTCGGTGCAGTTAATTCAAGGCGCTGGCATTGATCTTACTACGGGCGGCAACAGCGGCGCGGGAACTGTTACGATTGCTTCTACTCAGGTAGGTGTGACCGACGGGGATAAAGGCGACATAGATGTTACGGCAACCGGGGCGACATGGACTATTGACACAGGATCGGTAACGACCGGGAAAATTGCAAACGCTACTATACTTTTCGAGGATGTCGCCCAAAACGGAGCATCTACCGGACAGGCTATCAAATGGAACGGCACGGCATGGGCGGCGGCCGCTGATACTGATACAGACGCACAAACCCTATCTATCGATAGTTCAATAGTAGGAAGTAGCGAGCGATTTGCGGTGGCTATTAGCGGCGGTAATACTGTGCGCTTTGACGTTCCACAGGGCACGGTAACATCGGTAGGCATCACCGCACCAAGCGCTGGCATAACCGTAGTAAGCGGAAGTCCGGTGACAACAAGCGGAAGCATTACGCTTGGACTTGCAAATGATCTTGCTACCATTGAAGGGTTAACTTCGACTGGAATCGCTGTTAGAACAGATAACGCAACAAGCGCGTGGGCTACAAGAAGCCTTACTGCGGCTAATCCAGTAACCATTTCAAACAATAGCGCTGTAAGCGGTAATCCATTTATATTTTTAAACGCCGGCGATTTCGGTGACGTGGATATTACCAACTCTAATATCGGCTCAAACCTTCGCGGCGATATTTGGACGATAGATACCGGATCAATTAACTCTGTAAAAATCACCAATTCGACAATCCTATTTGAAGATATAGCCGCCAATAGTGCCACAAACGGCCAAGTTATTAAATACAACGGTTCGGCATGGGTGGCTGCAACAGACGAAACAGGCGGCGGCGGCGTGACCGATGGCGACAAAGGCGACATAACGGTTTCTGGGTCGGGTGCTACCTGGACGATTGACGCCGACGTGGTGGACTCAACAAACGTTGGTAATAAAACCCTATCGGTAGATGACATAAACGGTGGATGGGGCGCGGCAACCGGGACACCGCTGGAATGGAACGGGACTAATTGGCGGCCGGGGGTGGATAGCAGCGGGATTTATAGCGGGTCGGGGAATATTCCACCAAATACTGTGGCCAATATTACTGATTATTTTGGCTTTCAATATGATACCGGACAGGCCGAGGCAATAGGGTTTGATGAGGTTGATGGCTCTGTTAGACTAAACAGTTCGGGCGCCAATGATTACATTATAGTGGAAAACGATTCAATTAGCATAATTAGCGAGGGCGGTAGAATTATACTTCAGACTGATACGCTGGACGCTTCAGGTGTTACTGGGTTTATTGGCTTTCCTTCCGGCGGGGGCGTCACCGACGGCGACAAAGGGGATATAGACGTGACCGGGTCTGGAACTGTTTGGACGGTGGACACGGCGGCCATTGTTACCGTAGATATAGCCGACAATGCTGTGACTTACGCAAAACTTCAGGATGTGGCGGCCAACAGCGTACTGGCGCGGGTAGGTACTACTTCCGGGGATGCGAGCGCGGTAGGGCTTTCGGCTTCTAATTTGATAGGACGGGGTAGTACCGGCGACGTTGCCCCGATTACCTTAGGCGCTAATTTATCAATGGCTGGCACGGCACTTAACACAACCGGGCATCCAACAATCACCGGAACGCCGACCACGAACGCGATACCGAAGTGGACGTCGGCGTCGGCTTTGGGTTCTACGATTGTGCAGGAGGCTATCAGCGGCGCGGATACCGTTATTCAGATCGTCGGCCGGGATGCTTTGCGGTTGCCATTGGGTACGACGGCGGAGCGGCCGGGAACGCCTACGAGCGGTATGACGCGCTATAATACTACTAATGGGGCGTTTGAGTATTACAATGCGAGCGCGTGGGAAACGCCGCTGCTTTCGGCGACGGGGACGGGGCTTGGTACGGCGGGGCAAATATTTTTTGCGGATGCGAACGGGCGGGCGGCAACCGACGCCGGGCTAACATGGAACAACACAAACAAAAGGCTTGATCTTGTATCTTCCGGTTCGTCGGCGTCCGGAACAATAAGCGCAGTATCTGGGCTTGCGTCTGCTTATAGCGTCACGGGCGCGCTCACGGCAACTGCAAATAACAATAATCTATACGCATTTAATATCAGCCCGACCTATAATAATGGAGCATTTACAGGTGTTAACCAAAGGGATTTATCTATATCATCTACGGCATCTGCTAAGATTTTTGCATATCGGGCGGGCGGCGGTGCCGCAAATATTATTTTTGCTCATTCTCGCGGTTCAGTATCCTCTCCAGAAGCAACCATCAACGGGGATAATACAGGAAACTTTCTTTTCCAGGGGTACGACGGATCGGCTTTTGTTTCACCTGCGCAATTCGGCTCTGTGGTTGACGGCACTGTATCAACCGGGGTTATTCCAACGAGTTTAGTTTTTGCCACAGGATCAAACCCTACAACGCGAGCAAATAGGATTACAATTAAATCATCAGGGTTTGTCGGTATCGGTACGGATACACCCGAAAACAATCTTCAGGTCAACGGCACCCTCGGCCGCAACACCCCAACCACAGTAACAGGTAACTACACGGTAGCCGACGGCGTGACATGGCTAATTGTTAACAATAGCGCATCCACAACAATCACTTTGCCGGATGCTACATTATGGGACGGCCGCGAATTGACAATTAAAACTATACAGGCACAAACAGTAGTATCCGCATCTTCAAACGTCCACCCAATCGACAGCGCAACAGCCGGAACCGCTATACTCCCAGCCACAGACGGCGCATGGGCCTTACTTGTATCAAATGGAACCAACTGGGTTATAATGCAACGCGGCTAAACAAAACAAACATTAAAATATGAAACACATCCTTTTCTTTTTTCTTCTTCCGGCTGCCTTGTTCGCGCAAGATCAGCCCGACACAACCGCCGTCACATACGAAAACCGGGGCGGCATCTTTTACACGGTCACAAAAACAACGTTTCAATCCGGGCGCATCGTGACGGAAGAAACGCCGCTCGGAACGGATACGGCGGGCGTGGTAAACGCCATCATCGGGCCGGTATTCACAGCCACGACCGACGCCGCCAACAAGGCGGTACAGGTGGCACGCCTTAACCGGGTGCGGCAACAGGTGGTGGCGGCCAACACGGCGCTTAACGGGCTTGTTGGACAGGATTATTTTAGCGTGGTACAGAACGCCGTTGGCCAGGAATTTTTGCCGGATTCAGTACAGAGTATTCCGGCTACTATGCGTGTTGACGGCGGCTCTCCCATCACAGCATCCATCCGCCGAAACGCCGCCGGGCGTTTGGTATTTAGGCAGGGAACGCAGAACTTTACGCTGGATATTGTGAGTCGGAACTGGATACGCTTGCGGCGCTATCAGGGTACGGAAACGCTGGCAGCGGAAGGCACTATCGTTGACCTGTTCAAAGAAACCGAAGGCCGCTGGATTTCACTTGATCTTAAATATATACTTCGCTTATGATGCAATCTATCTTCACCAACATCGCCTACGCAGCCGCCGGCCTGATCGCCCTTCCGATTTTAGCCGGGCTGGTGGTCGTTTCGTTTATTGCAAACGCCCTGCTTTGGGTAGTTGAAAAAGTCCATCCATGAGCAAATTAGGCATCAAAAATAGTATTTGCATTGCCGTGTTCGCGGTGATGTACTGTCTGTTTATCGTGCCGCTGCTTATCGGTATGTGGGCGCTCGAAAAAATGGATTAGTTCACTAAAAATACAGATATGGAACCGAAAAAATGGTATCAATCTAAGATCGTGCTTTTCAGCGCATCAACCCTTCTTCTTGTTGGCGGCGACCTGCTTACAGGCTTCTTGAGCGCCAACCAAGTCACACCCGAGCAACTGGCAGCCATCGAGCAGGCGGGGCCGCAAGTGGTGGAGGCGGTGCAGGGCATTAAGGCCGGGGAAAACCTGTTCCAAGTCATTGCAGGCCTTTTCCCGGCCATTGTACTGATTCTGCGGGTATGGTTCACGGCCGCACCCATCGCGCCGATCGTGCCGAAAAAAAACTAACCTGTCTGTTTTGTCCATGCGGGCGGGGGGTAACGCCTTCGCCCGCTTTTTAAACCCACAACCATGAGCGAGGCATATAAGTTTTTCGGCGACTGGGTACGCCAACAAGGTGGCAACGTGGTGCTGCTTTCCGTCGCCATTATTTTCCTGCACACCACCAACAGCGCACAGGTGGCCGAACTAAAGGATACTATTTCAAAGCAGAGCGCCCGGATAGATCAGCAGATTGATGAAATACGGAAGTGCGACATGGAACGCGCACGGCTGGAGGCGCGGGTGGAGGGGTTGATCGTTCAACTTTCGCAGAAATTCCCAAACTTGAAATAAGATGAAGAAACTAAAGTATTTCACGGCGGCCGACTTCCGGATGGATGGTCAAGATGTGAGCGACAAAATGAACCCGGCGTTTTTGGATAAGTTGGACAAATGCCGAGAACTGGCAGGATTCCCTTTCGTCTTAAATTCATCTTACCGCACACCGGAAAAAAACGCCATGATCGGCGGCTCTACTTATTCAATGCACCTATCCGGCCGGGCGGTGGACGTGCGGGTGGCCAATGGAGATCAGCGGTGGCGAATTGTCCGGGCTGCTATGTCCCTGGGGCTTTCGGTCGGCATTATGGAAAACGCCGTACACATTGATGACCGTGACGGCATTCCGGTTTTGTTCCACTATTACGCATCCAAAAGACGAACGGATTGATACACGACCTGACACTCGAAAAAACGCAGCCTTACACGCTCCATATTCGGGTGCGGTACAGGTACACTTCAGACTGGCACGGCCGGGCGCTCTTGCTGTCTGATCTGCATATTGATAATCCGAAATGCGACCGGGCGCTGCTTATCCGGCATCTTGAGGAGGCGAAGGCGGCGGAAGCGCCCGTAATGATCTTTGGCGACCTGTTTTGCGCCATGCAAGGCAAATTTGATAAGCGCTCCAGCAAGGGAGAGATGCGGCCGGAACATCAGCATGGCAACTACCTTGACGCGCTTGTAAAAACCACAGCAGATTTTTTTGAGCCATACCGTCACCTTATCAAGTTTATTACGCCGGGCAACCATGAAACCGCGATACTCGGACGCCACGAAACCGACCTAACCGACCGCCTCGCTTTTGCTTTGGGCTGCGAGCGCGGGACTTATGCGGGCTGGGTAGTATGGGTGTTTGAATATGAAAAGCACGGCGGGAAAGTCCATACCATTCCAATGGCTTACCATCACGGGTACGGCGGCGGCGGGCCGGTGACAAAGGATGTGATACAAACCAGCCGGAAGGCCGTCTATTTGCCCGACGCGAAGATCGTGGTAAGCGGCCACACACACGACCGTTGGATTGTGCCGATCAGCCGGGCGCGACTGAAGCGAACAGGGGAGCAGGTATTGGATGAGCAACTACATATTAAGTTAGGCACCTACAAAGACGAATATACGGTCGGCAAAGGGTGGGCGGTGGAAAAAGGAATGCCGCCAAAACCTTTGGGCGGCGCTTGGCTGCATTTTAGACCCGCTAAACACGAGATGAAATACTGGGCGGAATTGTGCCAATAAAAAAGCCCCGCCGGGTGGGCGAGGCTGGGTTGTTGGTGTTACTTTGGTCGGGGTTAATCAATATTCTTATCACGATACAAGTACAGCGCCGCCCACGAGCAAGCGCACAAAAAAGCACAAAAACACCCCGTAACCACGTCCGACACGCCCATCCGCTGGAATGTCGGGAAATGCACCCACCAGGCGCAAATATCAATCAGAAACACAAACCACAGGGCGGTGCCGGACGTGCGGACGCGGGTGTCATCAGTAGCAAGCAAGACGGCAGCCAAAATGATAAGGAACGCGACGCCGCCGCCGATTGTGCCGGGTTCACCCCACAGGTCGCCGCAATCGTACCAGATTAGAGCGGCGTGACCCAACACGACGGACAAAAGCACGAAGGAGAGGAAATGTCCGCGAATAGTGCCAAAGCCAAAGCCGGATTGTTCGGCTTCTTCCGGCTGTTCAATGTTTATTGTTTGCAGGCCGTATTGTTCGGCGGGTTGTTCCGCTTCCGGCTGTTCGCGCCGTATTGTACGCGCCCGCTTCGCCCGCTTCATTTTTTCGGCGGGCTGTTCGGCGTATTGTTCGCCGGACTTTTTGCGCTTATCGTTTAGTAGTTGCTCGATTGTTCGCTCGGATAATTCGGCGAAGCGGTCAAAGCGGACGCCGGGTTGAATGCGGCGAAGTTTCATTCGCACCGAATCAAGCGGGCGATTGTACTGGGTGGCGAATTGTTCTGCTGTCATAGTCGAATAATTATTAGGTTGCGTAATGTTCAGCAAAGGTAGTTAAACTTGTTTCATAGTTGCAAGAGGTCGCCGAAAAAAAATCTAAAAAAAATTAAACTACTTTAATTCACGCGCCCTAACTTTGCCGCTATGAAAGAAATGACGCAAGAAGAAGCGTGGTTAGATTTTGAACGGTATATCACCGATCCGGCACGGTGGGCTGAATTAAGCCCGCGCGACCGCAATACGATATTAGTAGCAAAACATACGGCATCCGGTCGGGTAGTGCGCAATGGCAAACAGGTGAAGTTAGGTATCAAACGCCTCATGAAAATTTTAACAGCGCACGCGCCCGGCCGGTATGTATTCAAAGAGTCCATATATTGTTCGTTGTAGTTTTTTCATGGTTGCCGCCGCCTGCCTTTTGGTGGGCGGCATTTTTTGAGTATGATTTTTTAGGGTGCATAATGACGTTTCTTTTCGCCGGGCGCTGTAAGGTTGCCCGGCTTTTTTCTAAAATTACGATATGAAAAATACCGTTGAATTGATCGGATACTACGGCTCGGACGAGGTGATAGCCTTATCGGCGTGGACTTCTACCAGTCGTGAACTGGATGACGCGAAGCGGGCGCGTATCCCGGCGCTGCTTAACCAACTTTGGAATGCAAAGCCCGTGCCTCATGGAACACCCTTTGAGAAGGCGTCTGTTCACTTCTTGGTAACTTGCGACATTGCGTCACATATCCACCTGCTGAAGCACCGGATCAGCAGCCTAAACGCGGAATCGGCGCGGTATAAGGAATTGAAAGAGGATAAGTATTATATCCCGGAGGATTGGGTGGGCACTCGCTACGAACGGGCGCTGGTGGACTTTTCCAATCGGGCGAACGACCTATACCACCAAACGCTTGAGGAATTGACGCCTATATTAGGGCGCAAGCGGGCAAAGGAATCAGCGCGGTATTTCAAGATGTACAATTCGCAAGTGACGTGCGATGTTCA